ATAAAAAAGAAGCCCTTTTTTGTACTTTTGAAAGACTCAATATATTTTTTTTGTTAGAAAGGAGAGTGTTATGAAAATGACACAGAATGACCTTGAAAAATTGATTGATGAGCGTGCAAAAAAGCAAGCAAATGAAGCAGTAGCTTCTATTAAGGCAGAAATCGGCGACGTAAAAAACAGCGTTGATGAAAAGAAACTTGAAGAAGCAGTATCAAAAGCGGTAAAGCGCATTCAGGAAGAAAACGAAAATCAGAGAAACTCAAATGCAGATATGCTTCTTAACTTTGAGCGTGCAACAGCAGAAAATGCTGTTAAAGGTTTGAAGAAAGAAAGTGTAAAGTCTGTTGTAAACCAGATGATTGGTTCTGCACTTTTCGCAATGGAAAAGAGCAAGAAAAACAATGTTTCAATGGTTACACCAGATGAAATTATTGCAAGCGCAAAAGAGAAATATCCAGAAAGCAAGGCACTTCACGCAGTTTTGGAGAGCCGTGCAAAAGCGTTGACAGCAAGCGTACCAACAGCGGGTGGCTTTACTGTGCCTATCGCATTTTCTGCCGATTACATTGAACAGTTGTATGCAAATACAATTCTTGAAAAACTCGGTGTGCGAAAAGTGCCAATGCCAAACGGCAATTTGTCAATTCCAAAAATGACAGAGTCCGCTACAGCTTACTGGGTGGGCGAAGCGCAGAAAATCAATACAAGTCAGGCAACTTTTGGCGAGGTTAATCTCCGTGCGAAAAAGCTCGGTGCGATGTCGCCAGTTTCAAATTCCCTCTTGCGCTATACTGGCGTAGGATTGGATTCGTGGATTGCGGAAGACCTTATGGAAAAAGCCCGCATTGGACTTGATAAAGCATTTCTTAAGGGTGCAGGTACTGAACATACTCCGCTCGGATTGTACAATACAACAGGCGTGCAGACTTATGCGGAAACAGCATTGAGCGTGACTACACCGCTTGAAATGTTTGCACTTTTGGAACAGGCAAACGTTCCATTTGGCAATGTAAAGTGGTTGCTTAACCCAATCGGAAAATCTTGGCTCGCAGGCAAGGCATTCTCAAGCGGTCCATTCGCTTGGGCAGAAGAAATCGGCAGCCGCAAACAGTTGAACGGCTATGACATTATCACTTCGACAAGTGTTAATTACACCGCCGACGCAGGCACACCGTCAAATTCAACAGCTGATTTCTGGCTCGGTGATTTCTCACAGCTTTTGTGGGGTGTCGGTTATGACATTACAGTTGAGATGTCAAGAGAGGGAACTTATATTGACGCTAACGGCAATACGGTTTCTGCATTCCAGAATGACCTTACACTTGTAAGACTCATTACAGAGCACGATTTTGCTTGCAGACACCCTGAGGCGTTTGTAAAGGGTACACTTAAAAAGGCATAACAAGCCAAAAGGTAGAGGGATAAAAAAAACCTTCTACCTTTACACTTAATAAGGAGCGTGAAATGAGAAGCAAGTTTCTTGAACAGGTAAAATATGCAGATGATTTGACAAGTGCAACAGCCCGCGCAGGTGACAGTGGTTTGTTTATTGTTATCGGCGGTACAGAGTCAACAGCAATTAAGTTGCAACACTGCGACACAGCAGCAGGTGATTATACTGATTTTGCTACACTTGTAGCAGCTGCCGATGCAGATTCAAGCACAAACGAGGGTGTACAGCTTGATATTTCGGGTGCTAAAAAGTATCTCAAGATAACAGGCGCAACTACAGCGGTTGCTGTTTTCGGTGATATGCCATTTGACCCGCAGTAAAAAAAAACATAAGCAATTCGCCTGTATTTTACGGTATGATACAGGCGAACAAATGATTTACGAGGTTTTGAAATGAGTAAAAGAGTTTTTACTTTGATTAGCGGTGTAACAACAGGCGCAATTGCAATTATGGAAGCTGTAACAGTCTTTTTCAATCCTGAATACAAGGTAGCTATTTGCGCTTGTCTTCCTGTAATCGAGGGTGCTATCGTAACTTGTTGCGGTTACTTTGTTAAGGATGGAAACAATGTACAGCATTCTGATTTTGCAAGCAAATAAGTCATACGTATATGCAACCAATTCAGATGGCTCTAAGTTTACAGGCGACCTTGCAGAAACAAAAAGCAAGGTAGAAAGTCTTATGTCAATTTATCCATTTGGTTCGTTGGTTGTAGTACACAATACAAGTATGACTACAAGCGTTGAAATATCAGATGTAGCGGAGTAACAAAAATGATGTTATGCACATTATTGGACATTAAAGCTATTTTAGGCATTACAGATGACTCAAAAGATAATCTGTTGACATTGCTTATTAAGCAACAGAGTGCTTTGATATGTGCATACTTAGGCTATAATCCGCAGTTAAAAGAGTATGTTGACGAATTACAGGCTGTAAATAATCAACAGCTCTTACAACTTAATAACCGTCCAATAAGAAACGTGATTTCTGTCAAAATTAATGATACAGAAATTACGGATTATAAACTTTTACCACAATATGCGAAAAATGGTTTTTTATATCGTGGTAATGGTTGGTGCGGAGCGTGGTACACGCGCAATATGACATACGACCCTGTAAGTGGTGCTTATGATATTTCCGTAACTTATACGGCGGGTTGGTATCTCCCTAGTGATGATAATTACAATGAGGGAGCGGAAGATTCCTTACCGTATGATATTATTACAGCTTGTATTGAGGCTGTGTCAGAGAGATATACTATAGTATCATCGGATGCACAAGGAATTAAAGCACAAAGTGAGGGCGGTATTTCCGTAACGTATGAAGGCAGTGAAACTATAGGAAATGGCGGGCTGTCTAAACGTGTTACTGGTATGCTAGAAGCATATAGAATTATAGGAGTTGCATAATTGCGTGTAAGATACAAAAATGCAACTCTTTATATAGCGACTGAAACTGTAGCCAAAAATAAAGAGGGTACAAAGGTAAAAACTTATGATTTCGAAAAGCCGTTAGAAGTTATAAGAGCTGATGTGCAACCTAATACACTAAGCGAAGCTGAATTAACCCTTTATGGAATTACGGAAAAGAAAGCAGCTGTTAAAAAGGTGTTTTTTGATAATGCAAGCTATTTGAAACGTGGCAACCGTGCAAAAGTTGTTTATGATAATGGCGATATAGAAATTTACTTTATAGAGCCTGTTAATCGTTGGCGACAACACGGAGAGGTCTTACTTGTTCCTGTGGAAAATGAGAAATGACTAATAACAAAATAAAAAAACAAATAGATGCCGCAATCGAAAAACTCACCAAAACAAAGAAGCAACTTAAAAGCAATATCGGACAGTCTGTAGCCGATGTATGCTTAAAAGTACAAAATGAATGTCAAATGGGAATGACTAATACCAGCGTCAATAATGCGGTATCATACGGAAGGAGAAATCATCATCCATCTTTACCGGGGGAATATCCTGCCGTTGATTATGGTGATTTACGTCGGTCAATCACATTTGAAGTAGAAGAAACAGACGATACAGCAAAAGGTAGAGTAGGAAGTGTGATTACTAATCCGCCTTATCCTACATATCTCGAATATGGTACAAGTCGAATGAGTCCTAGACCGTGGTTAAGACCGTCTGTAGAGAAATCTGAAGAATTCACTCGAAAAACGTTTGAAAAGGCTATGAGGGATAGTAAGCAATGATAAACACAAAAATAATGTACAATACATTGCTAGAAAATGATACAATCACGGATTTAGTCGATTCTGATTCTATCTTTGATACTTATCCTAGTACAATCGAAAATTTTCCTTGTATCTGTTTTATTGATAACAAACAGACCGATTTAGAATATTCAGACAATGTGCATACGTTTGAAAGGTGTAGTGTAGAAATACATATCTTTACAAAAGCACTAGATGATTATCCTACTACAAGCGAAATCGGAATAGCTGTTGCCGATGTTTTTAATCGTGATTTTTGGACTATGCAAGACAGTAAAGAAGTTGCCGATTCTGTTGAAGATGTTCGGCATAGAGTAATGACTTTTAGCAAAGAAGTATTTCTTTGTTGAAGATAAAATTTAAGGAGTTTTGAAATGGCAAATGAAGCCCCGAAAATTGGATTGGATAACGTTGTAATCGCTAAGGTTATTAGCGATACTGCAGACGGAATCGTCTATGATGAGGTTATTCCTCTTAAAGGTGCTGTTAACGCAACAGTAAACCCTAATAGCGATGTTTCAACAGATTACGCAGACAATGGCGCATTCTTTGCGGCAAATAACCGTGGTAATTCTGAGCTTTCTCTCGAAATGGTAGATATTGACCCGTCTATCTTGTCTTTGATGTTGGGTACAAAGATTGTAAACGGCATTACAAGAGAAACAGGAATGGACCAGGCTCCGTATTTTGCACTTGGTTTCCGTGTGTGGATTGCGGGTACAGACGCAAATGGCAAAAACCGCTATCAGCTTGTATGGTATGCTAAGGGTAAGTTTAGCGTACCAGAAACAGGCGGAGAAACAAAGAAAGACTCTCTTGACTTCCGTCATATCAATATGACAGGTCAGTTTGTTGCAACACAGTTTATTCCGAATGGCGAAGACAGCGGTACAATTTGCACACACTGTCGCACAGATAGCGCAGATGTACCTGCGAGCGTCGTTGCAAATTGGTTTAATCAGCCTGTTATCAATGTTGACATTGATACAAGTGCTGTAACAATTACAGCGGCATTGCGTGATACACCTTATAATGACCTTGTAATCACAGGTACAAAGGGAAGCGGTGCATCATTCAATTTTGCAGCATCAAGCATCAAACTCGGTCAGAATTTGATTGTAACCGATGCAAATGGTGCTATCGTAGAAGGTACTTTTGCGGTAGGCGCAGCGTCAACAGCTCCAACAATCACATTCACGCCTGCAGAGGGCGCAAATACAATTAAAAACGTAGTTGTAACAAGCGGCGTAAAAGACACTTACAATGTAGGTGTAACGCCTATTGCGATTGACTTGACCGCATAGAAAAACTGAAAAAAACAGTTGAAAAACAAGCCCTTTAAGTGTATACTATTTTATACAGTAGGGCTTGTTTTTTATAGCCTAAGTTATAAGGGGTTTTTATATGGCTGAAAATGAACAGTTAGAACAGGTTATTCCTAATGTTTACACATTGAACATTAAGGGAAAAGAAAGAGTATTGAAGTTTGGAAACAGAGCTTTAGCAGAAATCGAACGCCGTTATGGCACTTTGTCAAACTTTGACAAGTTGCAGAAAGATATGGAAACAAGACCAATGGAGACAATTCCGTGGCTGTTTTCAATCTGTGTAAAAGACAAAGAGGGAATTGGTGACACTGTTGACGACATTCTCGACGCTTTTGATGACAGCGACTTGCTTATAAATGACATTGCAGAAAAACTCGGAGAAGCTATGAATTCCGCAATGTCAAGACTGAATAACAGCGGCAAAAAAAAAGCGAAGATAAAGGCGATGGCTTAATTCCGTGGACTTACCTATTGACTGAATGTATTTTAATGGGTAAGTCCGAAGAGTGGTTTTGGGATTCTGAACTTAGGATAGTTTGGAATATTATTGCAGAAAAAAGACGATTAGATGAGATAAAAATGAAAAATCAAGCTATCTATATTGCTTCTTACGTATGGGGAAAAGACCCCGATGACGGTAATGAAGATAAAGAGGTAGCTGGTAGAGATAAACCAATAAATCCTGAAATGTTGCGAGGGTTATTTTAATGGCTGTAGATATGTCGATTAGTGCGGAATTTACCGCAGATAGTAAAGGCTTTACAAGTGGCATAAAGAAGTGTCAAGACGCTTTGTTGGGTTTTGGCAAGTCATTAGAAAAACTTTCTAGCAATGTTTCAAAAGGATTAAAAGGGTGGGGCGTTGATTTTGAAAAGTTTTACTCAACAGGCTCTGGCGTTCTCGATAAATTTGGGATTAGCGTTGATACTTTTGCCGCAAAACTAGGAACGACTGGACCCGTGATAGCAGGAATAACAGCTGTTACTGTTGCCGTCACTAAAATGGGACAGGAATTTAATTCTGCTATGGCAGAAATCGCAAAAGGTACAGGGGCGACAGGTGAAACACTTGTAGAGTTTAACGGAAATCTCCAAAACCTTATGATTTCGGGTGTTGGTTCGTCAATGGCAGATATTGCAACTAATATTGCCGATGTGAATACACGTTTTGGGGCTACAGGGGAAGAACTTGAAACGCTTGTTGACCAGTTTGACCAATTCTCGAACGTAACAGGGCAGAATGTACATCAAGCAGTTAATGATGTTGCGGACGTAATCAACAAATGGGGAATGGAAACGAAAGACATAAAGCCATTACTTGACCAACTTACAAAAGCGGGTCAGGATAGCGGCGTTAGCGTTCAATTCCTTGCACAAACACTTACACAATCAAAAACAGTTTTCTCACAGTTCGGAATGAGTGCAACTACTTCGATAGCGTTTGTAGAACAACTTGCAAAAGCAGGCGTAGACACAAATACAGCTATGACAGGAATGAGATATGCACTCTCTAAGTTTTCGGCGGAGGGAAAAAACAGTCAGAAAGCATTTGCAGAAATCGGCAACGCAATCAGAAATGCAGAAACGGATTCAGAGGCGTTGACTATTGCACTAGAAGCATTTGGCTCTAAAGCTGGTGCAGAAATGATTAACGTCTTTAGAAATGGCAAATACTCTATTGATGATTTCACAAAATCTTTAAGGAGTGCGGGCGGTGTTGTA